ATGCGCAGGCAGAGATCTCCCAGCGCTGCGCACTGATCCTCAACGATCAGGGCCCGGTCCCTCAGGCGAGGGCTGGAGGTCTTCAGCATGGCGTTGGCCTGCGCACCCGACCTGACGCCTGCGTCTCCCTGGCCAGAGGTGGTCGAGGTGAACCCGCCGGCGTCCTCAAACGTCTTGCGGATCATCTGGATGTATTCCAGCGCGTTGGGCGGCATCTGGGGAGCCAGGGTCTCGATCTTGGCGTTGGGGGCTTGGGCATCCGTCAGGATCCCGCCGGGAGATCCCAGGATGCGGGCCTTCTCGTCGGTGATCGCGGAGAAGCCGGTGAAGGATCTGGCCGGGTTGGCTTGGCGGCGGAAGATTCGGTCAAGGTCGTCCAGACGCTCGTTCAGCCACAGTTGCGGGTTCTGGACCGTGGCCAGTTCAGACCGGCCCCAGAAATAGCCTGCGACCTCGTTGGGGCACACCTTGATGAACGGGTTGTGGCCTGGGATGTCGCACAAATTCTGATAGCGGTACTCACCATCAATTACGACATCGCCCACCATTCGGATGCACGTCCAGTCGCCCTGACCGTCACGAGCCTCATCGTTCATGATCCAGCATTCATCAATGCGGATCAGCTGGCTGGCCACTTCTGGCGAGAGCATTGGGGTTGGCACGCTCTGGTACGAGACCGATCCCCGCTGATTGTTTGAGCCCGTCGTGCTGATGGGCTGGGTTCCGCCCACGACGATCTCGTGGAAGTAGTCCTGCTCAAAATTCTCGCGGGTCATGGTCGCGTTGCGATCGATGACCTCCGCGCTGATCTCCTTGGCCTTGGGATGGCCCAGCATCATCCGTTCGAACTGGGCAGGCGTCATGTAGTAGCTGAAATTGAACGCGTCCTGCTCGTCCAGATCCTCGATGTCCTCGCGCAGCACGCCGAACATTTCAGGCTTGATGATTTGCGTCTGGTAGCCCTTGGCGCTCCACAGAAGCTTGATGATCGCGCAGCCCTTGATCAGGGACATGTCCACAGCCTGGGCAAAGGCCAGACCGCACCGGGTTCTGCGGAATTCACGCGTAAGGTGACGGGCTGAAAGATCGGCGGCGCCCATCCACTTCTGCGTCTCGTCGGCTTCGAACGTGACATCGAAACGCACGTCGGAAGGGCTGAACAGATACGAGCTCAGCTTGTCGATGTGGCTGTAGCACAGGTTGTCCTTGGCCGATCCGGACAGGGAGCCGTTGTAATACAGGCTGGTCATCTGACGCCCTTGGGTGCGGCGGGCCTCCCGGCTCACCATGCACTCGTCAATGATCTCGCGGGTCCAGGGTCCGATGTGCCGTGAGGGGAGCTTCATGTCTTTCCAGAGTCCTTAGCAACAACGGTTAGATTGTTTATACCCGATCTTGCCATCGTTTTCGACTTGTGAAGCAGGCCGATCGGATCCACGCCTTGGGATCTGGCTTCCGCAGCTGCTGGAGCCGCGCCCTGGATCTGCGCCATGGGATTGGCAGCTGGCATGTTGCCGGCCTCAGCTGCGCCAAAGAAGCTCTTCACATATCCCTGCAAGTGAGGCGCGACCTCGGGCGGGGCATTGGTCATGGCCATGTACTCGCGCGTGATGGCTTCCGATTCCGCGGTCTGGATCGGGGACGGGGCCTTGGCCACAATGTCCCCCGGTCGGTTGTTGTCGTTCATGTCCGTAAGACCGAACGTCTCCTCCGCGACCTTCTGCGCAATGTCGATCGCCTTGGCCTTCACCCCAATGATGTTGGGGGCCTGAGGGGCCCAGCCACCTTTGGTTCCGCAGTGCGGACAATCAGGATAAGGGCCTTCGCTTTCGCGCCAGCCCTTGAACTCAACGTCGCAGTCGTCGCATGCGTAGGTTCCGTAGATGGCCATGATCAATCGTCCAATGAATTCAGGTAGGCTTGCTGCCTTGCCTGGGCTTGAGACTTGAAGAAGTCCGGGATGATGTGGCCAAGGACATGGTCCTGGTCGGTGCTTTCAATGCGCGCCTGTTCGGCGGTCTCGCGCTGGTAGGTGCGGTTCTCGGCCATCATGCCGACCCGCCTCCACATGTCCCAGGCGTAGATTGCAAGCCCTGCCGCAAAGACGCGGTCGTCCTTGTTGCGGCCCGAGGCTGCGATCCGGTCACCGTCCTGCACCAGGGTCAGCATTTCCTCGAGAAGCCCCAGCGATCGGACCACGCATTGTTCGGTCGAGTAGTAGTCCCGGAACTTGTTGAACAGCAGCAGCTTGTTGTTGTAGGTGGTGGACCAGTTGTAAGCATAACCTGATCCCATTGAGTCAGGCCGGTGCCACAGGAACCACTTGGCTCCGTCCAGGCAGTCCTCGACCCGCAATCTCCTCGCCGGCTCCTTCAGGTGCCCCCAGCTGAGCAGCTGCTTCAGCGAGGTGAGTTCCTGCATGACTTGTGAGCCTGGGCCCGAGATTTCCAGGTTGATGATGCAGTCGCGGTATTCAGAGGCAAGGTGGGCCATGACCCACGCCACTTGGCGGGTGTCGGGGATTGCGGTCGCATATTCGGCTACCTGTATGACTTTGTCGGAGAAGCATCTCCACACACTGATGACAGACCGATCGGCCTCGGAGTTACGTCCGTAGGCCGGGTCTACCCCAATAACATACACCCCATTCTTCTTCGGGGGCTCCCAGACCTTCAGGTCCAGATTGTCCGGATCCACAGCGGGTTCCATGGCCATGGTCAAGAAGTTGTCAGTCAGGCGATAGTTGAACCCGTTGAACCCCGGCTTGTGGTTGTGGATGAAGTTCAGGTCGGCGTTCAGCTTGTCGTTGTTGAAAAATGAGTAGCCGCTTGCAACGAACGCTTCGTCCTCGGTCGAGGGGAATTCTTCCTGCAGGCTCTCACGAGAGCGCTTGTCGGCTTTGTCGCGATACCACGCCCACTGCTCCGGGGTGATCTTCCAGCCATAGAGCTCCTCGACCATCTGAGAGGTTGCGGCCTCTGCCTCGGTCTCCTGAGGATACGGATCCCACCATCTGCCAAACTCAGGCGAGCCTTCCTTGTAGCGGTAGATGTCCTTGGCCCACCAACCGATGAACACCGCCTTCTGCGTGGGCTGGCTTTCCTTCGCCTCGTTCCACATGTCGAAGAACACGTTGTAGCCCAGGGCCGTGCTCTCGAAGATGTAGAGCCGGTTGGGGTTCTCAGCCGCCAGTGCGGCCATCAGGGAGTCGATCCCTTTCTGGTCACCCCAGGAGCTGATCTCGGTGGCATGAACAAAGTTCAAGGCTCGGGATCTACCCAGGCCAGAGTTCCGGCCTTTACCGGCGCTCATGTACTGGAGGACCGATCCGTTCGCGAGACGAAGCTCATTGCGGTTGTGGGCCACGATCGGGATCCGCCACCCCTTGGGCAGGGTCTCGATGATGTCGGCCATTTGCTTGCGGAAGTTCTCGCGGTTGTCCGCAGTGTCCGCGATCATGGCGCCCTGAAGCCCTGGGTTCATGTAGAGCCAGAAAAGATCCAGCACGAGCATGACGGTACTCATGCCCAGCTGGCGGGCCTTCAAGATCACGAAGTGCCGGGTGCCTCCGCGCACGCCTTGGGCCAGCTCGTTCAGGAATATTTCCTGCGCGCGGTAGAGCGTGATCGGGCCCGGTTCCTTCATTTCCTTGGACGAGATCTTGACCTTGGACAGGAAGATCCGGAACGCCGGGAGCCAGCTGGGGGTGGTGTCGATGGTTACGTCGGAAGATACAGACATCCCGCGATCCTCCCATGCATCTGCAGCTGTTCCATGATGGTCTGGACACTGATCCCGTAGGATTCAAACTCCGTCCCGTTGTCCAGCAGGATGGTCAGCGGGTGTTCGGGGGGCGCAATGGATGCCCGGTCATGACCGTCGCCGGTAAAGATCGCGCGTATGGATCCAATGTCCACAAAGGCCCTGCGGCCTCCCTTCAGGTAGAGTTCGATGTAGGCTTTCATTGCATCCATCCCCACACGTACCAATCATCCTCGAGCGCATCTTCAGCCGACACATTGGCGGTGAAGACATGGTAGTCCTCAGTCCCTGGGTTCTGGGTCAGGTAGGCAATACGTTCGGGATCTTTCCACCCGTGTCGGCGGACCACCTGACCCTTCCACAGGGCGTCGAGGGCCTCCTCAAACGTCATCAGCCTCTCTGACAGGGGCTGGGCACAGGTAGAGGGGCCGCTGAAGGGCAGTCTGCAGTCGATCCCAGAATTGAGCCATCGTCTCGCCCTCTGCCACGACATTGGCGCCACCCTCCATGATGATCCGGACCACAGACTTTTTCTCACCCCGGACCTTGCTCTCGGTCATCAGATCCTCGCGGACCTCGGTGATCTTCTCCACCCTCAGCCGGGTCTTGCGACCGTTCAGGATGTTGACCTCGATAAACCAGACGGCGCTCATGCTTCACCTCGCAGGGCACGCTGCAGCTCGTTGTCGTCAGTGTAGCCCTCGTCCTTGTCGTCCGCGAGCTCTTGGGCTGCGATCGCCTGGGCGGTCATTTCCTCAAGGGCCTTCTTCTCCGCGGCTTCTGTCCGGGTGGGCCGGCCATTCTTCTTCGGAGGCGCGCGCAGCACGCGTTCGGCCTCAAGGGTCTTCAGCGTTTCCTCGCGAATGGCCTTGCGCAGTTCAGTGATGGAAGGGGCATCGTCCTGCTCTTGGGCTGGGGCAATCTTCCGACGCCTTTGCACCCAATCGCGGACGAACTCAGCTGCCTTCATCTTCTCGTTGAAGGAGTACTTCATCACTTCCCGCTGGGTCTCGCCAATCCCCACCTTCAGGGTGCCGTGGTCCTGCATGATGTCCGCGAAGTGTAGAACCGCGATGTCCATCCGATTTAACAACAACTCTTCCAAGGAAGACCCTGGTGGAATGTCGAGCGGTGCCATTGACCCGACGCTTGATGTTGACAACGCCGGCGTTCCAGCAGGGAGACTTGGCGGGGAGATCTCGCTCATCGATGGTTCCTTTGGATCTGATGACCCTGGTGCCGGTGCGGTCGGCACCGAGGGGCTTTCTGCCGACGTTGCCGCCCCCGTGGCTTTTCCGAAAAATGACTTCCAGGTTCTCTCGTCTGACATCTGTGTAGTCCCCGTTCTTGGCCCAGACCTTCATGCGATGGGCGCGGTAGGCAATGCGTGGATACATGCGGACAGCGATCTCCCGGTGCAGAAAGACCCGAAAGACCCTACCCCCCGCGTACTCGTCACGGGCCACGCGGATCGATCGATCGGTCCTGAACCAAACGAACCACTTGAACCCAAGCGCGTAGTCGTAGTCCTCGTCATCCAGGAAGACCGCCTGCCCGCATTTCAGGATCAAATCCGGCACGAAACCGCCTCGAAAAACGATCAAAAAAACCCGTTACAGTCCCTTAGTCTCGTTCTATGGATAACGCAAGATCGATAGACGCAGCCTATGCACAAGGTTTCGCGTTGTTTTTTCCCTTATCAAACAAGGGCTGGCACATCCGCACCCCACAAAGAAAAACCCCCAGGGGTGAGCCTGGGGGTTCGATCGGACCAATAGCCTGGGCCAATGGGTGTGTGTCTACTGTCCGAAGAAGTAGTACAGGGTGCCCGACGTGTAGGCCGACACGATCACGCGGTAGAGCGCGCCCGACTGGGTCTCGGTCAGCTGCACCGAAAGACCAAAGGACGTGCCAGAGAACGCGGTGGAGTTCTGCGAGGTAGCTGCGGGGAAGATTACCGCGCCCCAGCTGGTGCCGTTGTCCACCGAACGCTGCACAATGACGGTGCCAACGAACGAACCACGGAACGTGTCGATGTTGATGTTGAACGGGATCGGGTTGGACGTGACAGCAGGCGTAGTACCCGGCGCAACGGCAGGAGCAAAGCTGGACGAGATGCCGGTGGCGGCAGTCGTATAGGCGGTCGTCAGATTACCAGTAACGGGCGCAGTGGCCATGATTGCCTCCAAGGGCTATGAGGTTTGAAAGAAAACCCTTGGGGGCAAAGGGCCAACAAAATCAGCCGCGGCGGCGACGATGCGAAGTCGAGGACTTGCCACCGCGTTGACCAACGGAACGCCCAGCGGGCGAAGAAGCCTTACCAGCCATATTGTATCTCCTTACTTCCTGCCCCTGCGGGGCATACGGGTTTGATTGATGCGACGGGAGGGCGACTTGACACTATATCCAATCATGAAACCTCCCTATTTCGTGCGCTTGCGACGACGGAGGCCGCGAGCGTATCCCCCACGGGGATGTCCAGAACTGGTAGCCATAGATACCTCCATCAGGTCTCAAAATAATATCACAAGCCAGATGTGTCGTCCACGGACGCGCCCAGCTGAGTAAACGCCCGCGTCAATTGCCCATCAATGGAAGTGTCCAACGGCTTGGGATCAATCTCACCATTGATCAGATACTGCTCAAACGCCTTCGCGCGTTCCACGATCGCATCCGCATTCAGGTTCGAGTGATTGCCCATCAAAGCCGCCAACAGCGCCTTGTGCCTCAGGTCATGCTCAATTTTGCTCATTCTCACCTCCCAATGAAATCACCTTCTGCACCTTGGCCAACCCCGCAGGCGTCAACCGATAGCCCTCGTCCC